GTTTCATACCATCATACTGTGATACTGCCTTAGTTGAGCCGTACAAACTTGTAGTTTCAAACAAACAAGTATTCATGTCATACTTCTTATTCAGTATCTCACGAACTTCATGTGAACAACAGATTGCAGCTAACAACTTGCCACCAATATAGTTATAACCAAATGGTTGTGCAGGAACGATAACGAAACCCATCGCAGCGGCACGATTGAATGATTTCGTTGTTGCAGTTTCATTAGTGATGACACAACCAAGTAACTCATTACGAGGTTTCATCATGATAGTCGGAGAACCAATACGAATGAAACCAACCCACTTCTTCGTATTTTTCTCAAGTACAGCTAAACGAACATTTCTTCCAGGTGAAGAAAGATTATTGTGTGAAGAAATGATATCTAGATATCGTTGCCAAATGTCCGAATCAAGATTGACCAATTCAAAATCCATGTCTTGCGGATGCATAGAGAAGTCTGAAAACAAATCTTCTTCGGGACCACAACCAGGCAAACTGAATGGCAACTCTGCAAGAGAATTCAATTTCTGTTCTCTCATATATTCATCGATGCGGTTGAAATTACCAAAGTAATCTTCAAACACATTTGCAACATGAACCGCTTGTTCTTTATTCAAACTCATAATATAATTTTATTTTCGTATCTGTAATATTTCTTTAAGAATCTATTATACACCTTTGTATCAGCAATGGCAAATAATTCCTGATATTTAGCCTTGGTATCTGATTCACCGTGCAGGCGATTTTCAAGTACCGCTTCTTGAGCATAGGCATCCAGTTCATCAGGGTCACCATAATATTTCATATGATTAAGTGTTTCTTCATCATCAATATTTGCCTTAACTCGGTATGCTGGCCCAAAATTATTACCTCTTTGTTTGAATTGGTAACGGTGCCTTTTTTCATGTACTAATGTTTTGAATAGTTCATCAATCATAACTTTCGTACTGATTTCATCCATAATTAATGTTTCATCTTCTTTACGAAACATAAGATACATCTCAATATCTCTATCACCAAAATCCAATTCGGGGTCATAAAAACCACCAATAGTCATAGCACTGTAACAAGTGTTAGTCTTATCGGTGATTTTATTAACCTTAACTCTGTGTGGTGTGAGCATCTTACGAACCCAATACATTATTTGCCCTTGAGTTTTGTATCCAATAAACTTCGGTGCAAACTCATGCATTTTCTTGTATAAGGTTTTGTATCTCATACTCGGACACCATCAAACTTCGAACTGAATTTGCGTTCACGATTACCAAAAGTGTTCAGTGGTTTGTCCTCTGGTTCTTGACCAGAATCAATCAAATCTGTCTGAGCAGAAGCTTCAGCATCATATAAACGCATCTTCGCACGGTCAACACCAATCACAAACTTCTTATTCATGTTGGGGTCACCATAACGATTCTTCAACTGTTTTACCATAATCTGATTCAACTGTTCAAGTTCTTCTGTACTAATCAGTGCGAACATGAAGTCGGCAGTTGCTGGCAAACCAAATGATTCTGAAGTATCTTCAAGTCCAACATCGGAGTTGGAATAACCACTACGAGTTGTTTGTGTCGCAGATACGATAGGCACAGAGAACTCAACAGCAAGGCCACGGAGTTCTTCAGCAATCGCCTTAACATAGGTGTAACTGTTAACAGAACCTCCAGCCTTGATACGTGAAGAACAACAAATATTCAGATAGTCGATAAAGATGATATCTGGTGCAAAGTTTTTCTTCAGTTTCAAATCTTGCAACAAAGCACGGAAGTGTCCTGCATGAGCAGATGCTGTAGGATATTCTTTGATAATCAATTTGCCTTGAGTTTTAGTTTTCAGTGCAGAAAACTTTCTCTCATAATCGGCACGTGGAATAACATGCAGTTCATCCATGTTAATGTTCAACATGTTCGCATCAATACGTTCAGCAATACGTTCTTCTGCCATTTCCATCGTGATATAGAGAACGTTTAGTCCTTGACTAATACAAGCGGCAGAACAATGACACATGAACAATGACTTACCAACACCAGTACCAGCAAGTGCAATGTTGAGTGTTTTCTGTGGCAGACCACCCTTAGTAATCTTGTTAAAGAAATCTAGGTCAAATGGAATTCGTTTCTCTTTCTTGTGATAGAAATCATAACGTGAACTAGAATCATTGATATAATCGTGACCGATATTACTATCGAAAGAAACACCAAGGGCATCAGACAAGAGTTGAGGAATTTCACCCTTAGCCTTTTTACCGGATTTGTCATCAAGAATCGATACAGATTCCATGATGGCGTTGTAAATGGCCTTATCTTGGCAAAACTTCTCAGTCTGTTCAATTAGCCATTTAGTTTCTGTCGGTTGAGTTTTGGCATCATCAAGTTCTTTTAGAAGTTTGATAGATGAACGAACCTGTTCTTCGGTGAGATTCTTCTTCTCTGTGAAGTTAATCACCAAAGCTTCATGTGTCGGCAGATTTTTATACTGGTTTACAAATTCACTAATCTCATTAAAGACAAGTTTTTCGGTAACATCAGAGAAATATTCTTGGGTAATAAAAGGCAACACTTTACGAGTGTATTCTTCATTGTATACCAAGTTTTTTAAAATACTATGTTCAAGTCGGTTCATTGTTTATTATAATATCCGTTAATATGTCACCTATCATTGTAACAAAATCTGAATCATTCTGCAAGACTTCTTTATCATGTTGACCTGAATACAAAATGGTATACCCAAATTGTAGTTTGGGCATACCGAATTCTTCACTGAACTTTACCATGCCGTATGATAGAACGACACCTTTGTAAATACCTGAAGTAATTTCGACCCACGTACTGTCGTCCATGGGTGCATTTTGAAACCTATATTCAGGCGTCTGTTTCTTCTTCCAGAACTGTATCTTCGTCCAAAAGGTTGCCATACGAGACAGCAAATTTAGATTTAACATAGTCTTTGAACTCCTCATTTTGAAGAATTGGGTCCCAGAATTCGGCACTCATTGTGTCGGCTAAGCGTTTCTTGTCACCAATTTCACCAGTTTCTTTATCGACTTTTGCAAACCAACCATTACTTGGTTTTGTAACGAAACCACCTTCAAGAGCAATATCCATCAAACCAGAATACTTCTGAATACCACCTTCAAATGTTACCAAGAATGGGAACTTAGACTTCTCACGAACAAAACGAGATTTCTCAATGTTGATTGTAAAGTTCCAACCAACTAAATCTGTTCCATCTTTCTCTTGTGCTTTACCGATGATAAACACTTGGTTAGCAGAGTACATACCACCTGTACCACCAGACATAACTGCCTTAGAATACATTTCCATAGTCTGATATGTGTGGTTGACTGCAATACATGGAATATCTTTCGTGGTCAAATGTGGTGTAACAATACGCCACAAAGATTTCATAACTCTTGCACGTGACATATCAGCAACAGACTTTTCATCCAATGCATCTTCAACTTCTTTCTTAGATGCCAAGTTGCCGACAGAATCAATAAAGATGATTACCTTTTCACCACGTTCGATTGCCTCTAGACGTTTAGAGATATCAAACTTCAGTTGTTCAAGGTGTTCGATTGGAATATGCAACACACGGTCGGTGTCGATGCCGTTGGTCTTAATATAATCTGGTGTGATACCAAATTCAGAATCATAGAACAAACAAACTGCGTCAGGATATTTGTTCATGTATGCTTTGACAAGCACTAGACCAAGGAGAGATTTGAAGTGTTTCGATGGACCTGCCAGAAATGTAAGGCCGGATGTTAGACCACCACCAACTTCACCAGATAATGCCATGTTAATAATTGGCACTTCTGTTTGTACACCTTCTTTTTTGTTGAAGAAGGTAGATTCACTTAATAGTTCCACAGATTTAATGGAACCAACTTTTTTCATTTTGTCTAATAGACTCATAGATTTTCCTTTTGTGTTGATTGTTTTAAAGTGGGGGACTACCCCACTCTTTTATTTAGTTAACCAAAAAACGAATCGAGAGAATTTACCTTCTCATGATTCCAACCAATGCAATCAAGAATGATTTTTACCGGTTCAAGATAAGCCTTTTCAAATTGGGTATCATAATCAATAAAGTCATGGATACCAAATTCTTTAGGCAGACGAACAGGATAAGAAATGACCGTATCTTTAAAAGGATTAGGTTG